TCCATTAAAAATGATGGACATTATTTTTGTAGAGCCAGAGGAAACAGACCAGACGGTTTAAATGAGCCGGTTACAAGTGTTTTTCTGGCGTTGCATTATAAATTTTTTGCCAGTCTTCCAGGGTGAGTCTGGATCTGGTCACTTTAGGGATCGGTTTACGGGTAGCCTCCGGAGGATTCCATCCAGGAGGAACTTCTCCCGCATGCTGTGCTTCTTTATAAATATCAACCCATAATCCGCGATTTACTCTTGCTGTGCTGACCATGTCTTTATCCATCCACTCGTCCAGTATTAATGCAAAGTCTCTTACCTCCAGTTCTTTCAATGGGTGGTTTCCCAGGCGGGAAACCAGGTATGCAGCCATTCGCACTTTTTCTTTGTGGGTTGTAGCTGCAATGTCTCCATTTTTCAGTCGCGACTCCTGTATTTTCAGATATCGATCAACCCATGCCTTTAATCTGATACCCCGACGTTTTGTTGCTGATGGACTTTCATCAATTTTGCGCATGAAATATTCTGCTTCTGCTGCAGCTATTCGCTGATTGGCTGTTGAAGCGATTTTTTCTGCCTTACCTTTGTCTGTTCCGAGTCCGTGAAATTTTCCAGTCACAGGATTTTTATACTGGTAGTAAACTCTGCCAGTTCTGCGATCAAACTTTTCGTAAAGACCGGCTACGTCAGTGCTGTTTTTTCGTGGCCTCGGTGACATGAGTTAAAATCTCCTTCAGTGCATCATCATCGCCAGTATGAATTTCCGGCGCAATTCCCGTTTCACCAGGCCCAACAAATACTGCTCGGCGATCTATCAGCCAACGCCCACGAATTTTTTGTGGTCTTGGAACGATGTATCCTAGTTTTCCGTATTTCACCAGGGTAGTGTTTGTTATTGGGAGACTGAACCGTTTTGGTTTCCACTCGTCGAGCGTTATCAGGTACTGTTCGCTCATGGCTATCACTCCGGAACGCGCCAGTTGCAGAATATCAACGACAACTGGCGACGGTTGAACATTAAAAATCAGCCTGACTCGGGATCAGTTTTTGCCAGATAACTGAAACGTATTTTGCCTGGTAACGGGCGTCATCAAGTGCATTATGGCGCTCACCTTCGAATGGAATAGCCGTTCTGGCATCGAAGTCTATGGCTTTCCCCAGCTCAACGATTGTGCGTACATCGCGATCGTTGTAGTAACGCCACGGGCAGGGGATCCCCTGCCGTTCGTATGAACGGCGCAAAATCGTGTTGTCGAAGTTGGCTCCATTTCCCCAAACCTGAACAAAAAATTCACCGGAGTTTTCGTCGATAAATTCCCGCAATTGTAACAGTGCATCATCTAACGGGATTTCATCGGTCATAATGGCAGATTGCGCTTCGCGTGATTGCTTAAGCCACCATTTAATGGTGTCCCGATCAATGACTCCGCCAGCAGTTTCCAGATTGATAGTCTTACTAAATTCCGGTCCCATATCTCCGGTTTGCGGATCGAAAAATATTGCACCTATTGAGATGATCGGGGCATCAGGATTTTTTCCCATGGTTTCAAGGTCGATCATTAGATGGTCACACGTCCTGCTGGTGGATGTGATTTCGTGATGACCGTTCATCTTAATTGGGTGATCTGCCGTCTCGCCAGTTTCATTATCGCTATTGTGATGCTGATTGCCGCCAGTGTTCTCCTTGTGTGGATGTTCAGTGCCTTCCATTTCCTCCGGATCATCTTCCTGAACTTCAACCTGATACTCTTCATCGAATGTTTCCTGGTATGTTGCGTCGCCCATTACCGCGCCACAATCAGGGCAGTTACCGCCGCCGGTCTGACCGCAGGCGGTGCAGACTTTTTCCACTTCCTGTTGCGCCACTGATTCAGGCTGTTTCGTTTCTGGCTCGTTTTGTAACGCATTTGGGCTGTTTTGTTCCGCTTTTTGGTAGTTCCGTTCCGATTCATGCTGGTTCTGGTTCACAGAATCGCGGGTCTGGATCCCCTTAACCCATTTCGGATCATTCGGGTCACTAATCCCTTCAACAAATTCACCACGTGATGCAGCAAGCAACTTATCGGCGTCAGGCTGGATGATATTGGCTGCCTGCATAATTTTGTTTACTTCGTCAGCGGTAACTTTTATCGGCTCTGGTTGTTCTGAATCTTCAGCGGTATCTACATTTTGCGGTAAGCCCGTGTATGTGCCATTTTTTCGGGCAAAATATTCTTCTTTTGTGATTTCAGTGGCGCCAGCAGCCAGTGCCTTATCCAGACCAGAAAGTTTGTTTGCGCGACCGTATTTTTCTCCGTCCTTATCTGCGAAGAGGAAATAGAACGGCCCCTCACGCTCTACAGATGGTTCGACTTCCACTTTGCATTCGGTTTTTTCGTTGTCTGGAATTGCCGTTTCCACTGCATCAGTTTCTGGTACTGGCGACGAGAGAGTATCAGTTGCGCTCTGATTTGTTCCTTCATCTTCAAACACGCCCTTTGTAGTCAGGTATTCAGTAATGTATTTGTTCAGTGCCACAGGGTCTTTGTGAATGTCGATCGGACGTTCACGGACAAGGCCAAAAATAGTCTGGCGGTCGTAGCGAAGGGCATCAGGCTGTTTGCGCATTGATGCCGAGATACGCTTCCAGTCTTCGCGGTCGTTGTCGATAACTTCATTTTTTGCCCAGCGATGGATGCTGCCGTCAATGTTTCCGGCATCCACATCACCAGGCCAGAGAGCGTAGGCCAGTTCGTCATCCAGTGTTTTCCATGTCTGCTTGTATTCGCGATGAATGGCAGCAATGACCGGGTTGATTTTTCCTGTTGAATTTTCAGTGTGTTGTTGATTGGCTCTGGCGCGGGCGAGATCAACAACAGACGTGTATTTTCCGGCTTCCTTGCGTTCACCTTCGCGACGTTTTTTCCAGATGCGCATCTCTGCCTGAATTTCGGGCCATTTGGCACCAGGCTTACATTTATGCTTAACCCACCCGATGGCATGCAGCTTAAGCTCCGGATACATAGCGTTAACTTCTGGCATTTTCATCAACGCTTCAACGATGTGGCCGTCGAATGTTGCCATGTCTTCCTGCAACAATTCCTGTGCGCTAATCACCATATCAACAGTGATGTTTTCACATGTGTCGAACTTAACCATGACAGCGTTCTGTACTTCAGGGGCTAGGTTGTCAAAAGTGACGTTCATCGGATCGGATTCAGTCTCGACCGGGACAAAGGAAGCAGACGCCTCATCCCAGCGGTTTTCCTGCATATATTCAGCATCCCAGGAATCGAGGGCAGGGCGGGGTATACCGGGTTTATCCTCGCAAACAAGAAATTTATAAGCGCAGTCCTGAGCAGCCGGATAATGTTCCAGGAATTGCCAGTGAAATTTTGCGCGGGCGCGACGTTCATCACCGGCTTCAATGGCAGTGGCTACAGCGACGGCACCTTCTTCCTTTATTGCCTGTTCGTCCGGAATGGCGGCGCAAATAAAGACTTTACTCATTTTGTTTTACCTCATTACAGATTTAAGGGTGAACAAATCCCTGCCATTGCTGGCATATAAGAATGAAATCGGATGTTTATTACGGAACTGTTTTAAAGACCTGCCGGGATTTCGTTATTATCCTGGTGAATAACTTTATCGACCGGGTAACAGTTACCGGGAATTTTCTGTTCGGTTGCTGCAGTCACACACTCCTGCATTGTCCTGTGAACACTGACTGCAGTATCAACTGGCTCTCCGGAAACAAGAAAAACTGTCAGAACAAGTGCAAATGCTGTATTCATTGCCAGCATCCTTTTTGTATCGGACGTAAACGGGCCAACATTGAAAGAATGCATATTTTATTTAATAGCTCCCGTTCGTGTTTTCTCTTGTTAATGGCATCTTCAGTAAATACAGGGTTACTGATAGTGACACCAATTTCAAAACAACCTTCAGACGTATTAACGTTTGGTAATAACGTTTCCATTATCGCGTCCTCAACAATGAATTTTGTGATGCGGTGCCTGGTGCCTCCAGGTGACGTTAACCAGTTAACAATTAACGCCGGATACAGAGAATCCACCCATAACACTGTTTTTGGTTTTAACTGTTCCGCGTGCGCTTAGCCGCATTCACCGCATCACAAAATTCACTTTAAAAAGGGCGGCAGAGCAGTCACGGAGTAAAACTGATACCGCCAAACGTCACCAGAAAATTGATAACAGAGGGCGTTGCAGCGGGATTGTCACTTAAGCGTATGGTCAACCTGACAACCCGGTGTCCTCAACGGGGGAAGGAATAACCCCGCCATACTTACCGCCGCGCCATTTCGCGGATTGCCACAACCGGAAGCGCACGGTCGACGAAAATTTAACGACAGGCTATCTATGAACCAGCTACCTCGCCGTGCGCTTTCGCGTTATGGTCTGACTTTTCAGGGAAATATCCTTTCAGTAAACTGTCAGTGCCGGATGCTCACCCGTGTCCGGCGCACGCACTCCACCTCACCCGTGGAGAACTCCTTAATTACCAACCTTAGCTTCGTTGGTTAGCTATTAACGCGGGTATGTAATCATTCTGGCAATGCTTAATGCCGCTGCTTTTTCCAGATTGGTGATATCCTGCTCCAGAGCGGACAGATTTTCAGCCTGCTTAGCCCTGGCTTCATTGGCCCATTTCAAATCCTGCGCTGCATTAATTTTCTGGCGCATCCACTCATAAAGTTCATCATTGGTATAGTCTGGCGCGATGATGACGGGTTCTCGTTTCTGCATACTGATTCCTCGCGGTGCTGTTTCGCTTATCAGCCGTTAGATTTTGCCGAACTGGAAAGCGCCTGTTTAAATTCGTTGAAGCTGAGAGCTTCTTCGCCTTCGGCAAGACCTTCGAAGTATTCTTCGTAAGCCTTTTCCATGATAGTGTCGAAATCCATATCACTCACCTGAGTTTCTTTCCAGCCAGCGACGGGCACCATTTTCGGTTTTAAACGTTTTGCTTTTGGTATACGTCATCGCGGTGAACGTACCGTCCTGGTTGGGGAACACGCCACATACCAGAGATTCGCTGTTGCCAAGATCGATAGTATCCATGCTGACATCATTTCCCCTTAACGCCGGGGTAGCGGAACAAAAACCTGCTGCATAGTTATTAAAGTTGAACCCTGCCGTCATGTTCTTACGCCTCGGGCTGGCTACTTAACCCCTGACCACTGCCGGGTAACTCGAAGTATTGCCTGGCGTTCTGTGGGGCGGGGTGGGTTGATGAATGAACAATACCACTACTATTTAATTATGTAAATAGCAATGCTATTATCGTAGCAAGAAAAAAACCACCCGAAGGTGGTTGTTGACAGGAAGGATTAACAGGTTTTGTTTGGATACTGTCTTCGTGAGTGAACTACATTTACGATCTCGATGTTAGATGCTGTTACTCGGTAAAGTATTATATAGTTAGGATGAGTCACTATCTCACGAAGACTTGGAACTCTTTCGCTCGGTGGGTACAGATAAGGGTGTTCAGTAAGTGACAAAACTGATGTTTCAATGCGTATTTTTAGTCTACGTGCAGCGGGAGGGTTTTCCTTAGCAATATAGGCTACGATCTGACGTAAATCATCACGTGCAGAAGGTAGCCATAAAATGGGCAGCATTACTCACTCCTGTTCGTTGCAGCTAATTGAGCAATAAGGTTTTCCATTTCAGCCATTACTTCGTCATGTGGAATTGCAGGACGGGGATCTGAGAGGCTTGCTGCCACTTTGGCTCGCAACCATTCGTTATAGCTGTTTTCTTGTTCGACTGTTTCAAATTCAGAAATTATCGGGGAAAGGGCTGTACTCATGTTTTGACCTCCTCAGATTAGGCGCGACGACCCTTTTGCGCAGCTAGCCATCGCGCAACGATTTCTTCAATTGATTCTTTTTTCTCCTTCATTTCCTTAAGCATTTTCTCTTTATCTTCTTTGGGGAAAGCCCTGAACGTCTGGAGCAAATCCCGCTCCATGGGGTCTATATTAAACGGAAGTTCGTTTTCCGATTGTTCCATATCTGCAGATATAGTGACAACATTGTCCTCCCCAGATTCTTGGGGATACATCCTTACAATTTGTAACAACTCGGCCATATCTGGTCTGATTGACTCGGGAGGAACTTGCAGCAACCCTGCGAACTTGATAACAGCCTCAAGATTTAAAGGTGTCTGACCATTTAGATAATGGCTTACAGCTCCCTGTGTCGAAAATCCCAGAATTTCTGCCGCACGCTCTTGGGTTAATCCTAGTTGATTTTTTTTCGCCGTCCAGATTTCTTTCAGTCTCTGGGCGGCTTGCAGGTCGATCTCTGACAGGGATTTTCTTTTCATACCTTCAATTCTAATAAGATTATTAATCTCTTTGAAATAGTAATGCTATTTACTTTTAAAAATAACAATGATATTAATGATCGTGATGACATCACATGAGGTGAACAATGAATCTTGGAGAATATTTGCATCATTCCGGTATAACTCAGAAGCATTTTGCTGAAATTGTTGGGGTAACCCAGGGGATGGTAAGCCATGTCATTACCGGACGGGCGAAACTTACGGGGGAAAAAATTTTACGTTGGTGCGAAGCAACAGGCTGGATAGTAACTCCGCACGAGATTGATAGCAGTACTTATCCCAACCCAACCGACGGCTTACCTGTCGAGTTTCAGGCTAACACACAACCAGAGGCGGGGGTGATTCATGAAAATCAAGCATGAACACATCCGCATGGCGATGAATGCGTGGGCATATCCTGACGGTGAGAAGGTGCCAGCTGCTGCTATTGCCAGAGCGTATTTTGAACTGGGGATGACATATCCCGAGTTGCACAACGACGACAGGCACAACGCGCTCTATCTCAACACCCAAAAGATTTTCCGTTGGCTGGATAAAGACACTCCTGATGCTGTTGAGAAAATTCAGGCATTGTTACCGGCGATCGAAAGGGCAATGCCACCTCCGCTGGTAGCCCGAATGCGCAGCCACAGTTCCGCTTATTTTCGGGAGCTGGTGGAGACGCAGGAACGGCTAGTGAAAGATATCGATGATTTCGTTGCATCAGCGATCGTTCTGTTCGACCAGATGAATCGTGGTGGTCCGGCGGGTAATTCCGTGGCTGTGCATTGACTGAAAATATTTATACCGGATCGCTTCCGGCAATTCGTGAGTAAAAAGATTCGGTCTCAGAAGAGGTGAGTATGGCTAATGCCTGGCTCAGATTATGGCATGACATGCCAAATGACCCTAAGTGGCGAACAATTTCCAGGGTGTCAGGACAGCCAATCGCAACAGTGATGGCTGTGTATATCCACCTTCTGGTGAGCGCGTCACGAAATGTCACGACATGTCACGGCGTGTCACTACGTGGTCACATTGATGTCACAACGGAAGATTTAGCAAGTGCACTTGATGTGACGGAAGAAGTAATTGATTCAATTTTGCAGGCGATGCAGGGGCGGGTGCTTGATGGAGATTTAATCACTGGATGGGAAAAACGCCAGGTAGCGAAAGAGGATAACGGCAATGTTTCGCAAACCGCGAAATCCCCGGCAGAGCGTAAGAGAGCACAACGCGAGAGGGAAAAATTACGAAAACAGAATGAGGGGTGTCACGATGAGTCACGCATATGTCACGACATGTCACTACGAGTCACGACAGATAAAGATACAGATAAAGAATTAAACCCCACACATAACGCGCGCGTGCGCGAGAGTGCTCCGACCAGTGAATTGAACGGTACGCCGTTGCAGGCAGCGGAACCTGATTACCAGGAAAGCCTGAGCGAACCCATCGGGAAGTTTCCGATGGCCGGTGGCTGGCATCCGTCGCCGGATTTTCGACGGCGGGCTGCACTGTGGGGAGTGGCTCTGCCGGAGCCTGAATTTACACCTGCTGAACTTGCCGCCTTCAGGGACTACTGGGCAGCGGAGGGGAAAGTTTTTACGCAGGTTCAGTGGGAGCAGAAATTCGCCCGTCACGTAAATCACGTCAGGGCGCAGGTTAAACCAGTCAGCAAGGGGGGGCGTCATTCAGCAGCACCAGGTGGCACCGCATCACGGGCAGTTCGGGAAATTCGGGCAGCACGTGAGCAGTGGGAACGTGAAAACGGATTTGTCAGCGACGGAAACGGCGTGGAAGCTGTGGGAGCTCATGGGGGAGGTTTATTCAAACCGCTGGACTCAGAAGAACGGGGCCGCACCTTCGAAGCTCTGGATTGCCCAGATTGGCGCGATGACTGAACAGCAAATCCGGCTGGTCTGCCGTCAGTGCATGGACCGCTGCCGGGCGGGTGAAACGTGGCCCCCGGACCTGGCTGAGTTTGTTGCGCTGATTTCGGAGAGTGGGGCAAATCCATTTGGTCTTACGGTGGATGCCGTGATGGAAGAGTACCGGCGCTGGCGCAATGAATCCTGGCGGTACGACGGGAGTGATAAATACCCGTGGCCACAGCCTGTGCTGTACCACATTTGCCTCGAGATGCGCACCAGAGGGATTGAACGTCAGATGACTGAAAGTGAGCTGAAACGACTTGCAGAACGACTGTTGACCAAATGGGCAAAGAATGTTGGTAACGGCATGAGTGTTCCGCCAGTGCGACGACAACTGGAAGGGCCAAAACACCCGCCAGGGCCAACGCCAATTGAGTTACTGAAACAGGAATATGAGCGCCGGAAAGCGGCTGGTTTTGTCTGAATTTGAGAAATGATTTTGTCGGAGGAAATTTTAATGGAAACCGTTTTTGACGCACTGAAAGCACTGAAAAGAGCCTCTTCACAGGAGGTGTCGGCCCGCCTTGGAATCAGCCGCGAAGATGCTGTCAACGAGCTGTGGAAGCTGAAACGCCGTGGTGAAGCAGATAACAAGGGGTCGATGTGGTGGCTGACGATTGAGGCAACTGAAATGGTCACAAAAACCACTGCGGAGATGCTGATTAACGCAATTGAACAGCATGGTCCTCAGTCGGCTGACGAACTGGCGTTAATGTTCGGGATTACCTCCCGCCGGGCGAATTCAACGCTGGCAATGGCAATAAGCAAAGGTCGTCTGATTCGAGTAAATCAGAACGGTAAATTTCGTTACTGCCTGCCGGGCGATAATTTACCAGCAGAGCCGAAAGCTGCATCGGTAACGGAAACTGCTGGTAAAGCCTTTCCTCAGACAGCAGGTGTTGCGTTACCAGTCCGGGAAGCGGAAACACAGGAAGAAATTAAAACTGAAAGTGTGGCGGTCACAGTGCAGTCACAGCCGTCGTTCACCAGAAAGCATCCGGATAGTCTGATTTTACCATCGCTGCATGTGGCTAACCGCGAACTGCGCCGGGCAAAAGGTCAGGTTCAGAAGTGGGAGCGAGTCTGTGCTGCGCTGCGTGAGCTGAACAAGCACCAGGATATTGTTCGACAGATTACTGATTCATCCTGTTGTGTTGCATCAGAAAAGTGATTGCAGGGGACGCTGATGGCAAGAGTATTTACACCAGAAGAGCGGGAAAAAATTAAGGGGCAGGTTGTTGAACTCGTACGCCAGAGCGGTCGCGAGACGTTACGGCAACTGGAAGCTAAAACAGGTGCAACAAGATATCTGGTGAGCGTTCTCGCCAGAGAGCTGGTTGCCAGTGGTGATGTATACAACTCTGTCTACGGGTTATTTCCGTCTGAACAGGCTCGTAAGGACTGGCAAAATGCCCGAAAAAAACTCACTAGGGCAAGGGCGAAGAAACCCGCTGTGGTTGATCCGGGCCTTATCTGGTCATTAGATGACGGAGAAATACGTCGCTACGACAGGCGTCATAATATAATTTGTAATGAGTGCCGTAACAGTGAAGTGATGCAGAGAGTTTTGATATTTTACACAGGAGTAATGATGGAGCAGTGAAAACAATATGAAATCTTTAGCTTCTGGTATTGTAACAGATGGGAAAAGTGTAGATATATGGAAATTGCATAGCAATAATTCGCAGCATGGATGCTATTCGTATGTTGATAAAGTGGTCCCAGTATGCGAGTGTAAGAGTTGAACCAGTTCCAACTAAGAAATTGGGGGGATAATATAGAAGGTGGCTAAGTGAATGTGCTTATGATTATCTGAAAAACAAATGGAATGTTTTAATGGGTCTAAGAACACAGCAATGCACAAATTAGGGGTTATCTTTTACTGTGCTTATTAATATGCTCAATGACCCATTAGGATTGGTGTCAGTTATGTTAGCCAGAGTGATAAAGTGATTATATCTCTGCTGTTATATGCTGAAATGAGTAATACTATTCCAGAGTGCAGCAGCGAAAGTCTCCTGATGATTGAGTTCTGGAAATTGTACGACAGAAAAATTACTATATTTTTCTGCTAAAATATTTTTCAAAACAGATTCTGCTTTAATGGCTTCAGGATATAAAGATGTGGAGTAATCAAGGCTAAGATCTCCGCTAAGTAAGCATATACTTTTAGTATGCTTTGATTCTGGCATGTCATTTTTTATGATCTTGATGATTCTTTCATCCTGCCATAGAAGTGATGGTGCTGAGATATAATAATAGTTAAAACATGAATTATTTTTTAAACAATCAAGAACAAAAATAGCACCTAGTGAGTGTCCCCATATACCGAGTTTTGAGGATGTCGGAACAATGGTGCTGACCCAGGGCATGATCTGAGTTAGCAATAATTCTCGGAAACTCTGACTTCCTCCACCAGTGAAGTAGATCCATGCTGGTTTGGAGTTATCAATAATAGCATTTTCACCACCAGGAGTGTAATCGTAAGCACGGCGGTGAATATTAAGCTTATCCAAAGATTCGTAACTCAGTGTAACTAACACTGGTGGATTGGGTAGTGCATCAATAACAGGAAGAATATCAGAAATGTTATTGTTGGCGCTATTTCCATCAAGTATATAAAGAGTTGTATTATTTTTTTTAATGTTTTTTGGAGTAAAAACGCATATTTTATATTTTGTGTCATAGTTAATTGAGTTAAATATGCGTGTTTGACAATGAATGTCCATGTGTTTAGTCATACGTTCTCCCCATGAGCATTAAAGGATTATTAAGATATGCTATGTCACTGATGAACAATTTGTTGTATGAATCTAGGTTTTTTATCTACCTCCATTATGATTTAATCGCTGATATATGTTATCAGCAAAGGTACATCGTTACTGTTTTACTTGTCAATACATTTGATATTGATTCTCGTTCGCATCGTTTGTTCAGGGATTTGAAGACAGATAACTGCTATGTCAATGAACCAACCCACAGTCCAACGTACTTCAGCAAAATATGGCGTCGGGATATAGCACCCTGATATTCACCACGGCAAACACACGCCGAGAGTGTTTTTTTATCGTCGTATGTACGTGCACATCTGAATAATGGCAGGCGAATGTGATAGCCGAAAAGCTCACCGTGCGGTGATCCGGTAGTTTCACCCTGTACGTCTCATAACCCGATGATTGAGACCTTAAGCAAAACAATAACAAGGGAGCGTCATTATGACCACTCAAACTGATTTCATATTGGCGATGTAATGGGAAGTTAAGTAGAATGGCAGCGGGTGCTTGAGGCTATCTGTCTCAGGCATGAACACCAAAAGGCAGATAGAGAAAAGCCCCAGTTAACATTGCGCGTCCGGCAAGACGCTTAACATTAATCTGAGGCCATATCTATGCTCTACACACGTAGGTTAGCCTCTTACGTGCCGAAAGGCAAGGAGAAGCAGGCTATGAAGCAGCAAAAGGCGATGCTAATCGCCCTGATCGTCATCTGTTTAACCGTCATTGTGACGGCACTGGTAACGAGGAAAGACCTCTGCGAGGTATGAATCCGAACCGGCCAGACGGAGGTCGCTGTCTTCACAGTCTACGAACCTGAGGAGTAAGAGACCAGGCGGGGGAGAAATCTCCCGCCACCTCTGATGTGTCAGGCATCCTCAACGCACCCGCGCTTAACCCGCTTCGTCGGGTTTTGTTTTTTCCTGGCATTCTGGTTTACAATTCGCACGTCAGCCTGAACAACTGGCACCTGCTGCGCCAGCAGAGACAACCGATGGCGCACGATACCAAATCACACAATTCTGATAATTCAGCCGTCTTTGCCAGCAGGCACGGGCGGCGTTTGCACGCATTTAAAACTCGCTGGTATCAGCACCCTCCATGCACTGAAGAACAGGCTGAATGGCTAATTCAGAGCTACCGCAGACGTGGCTATGAGGTTCAGAAAGATCTCAGCCTCGACCGACTGCACTGGATAATCTCTGTGAGGCTCCCTTACTCCGAGCGCCCACCGCGTCCATCCCGCACATTCCAGCAACGTATCTGGAGGTAACGTGCGGGTATTACTTCGACCTGTTCTTGTGCCAGAACTCGGGCTGGTGATCGTTAAGCCGGGCCATGAATCCATGCCGGTATTCCAAAATACCCGGGTACTGGTGGAGCCGGAACCGAAAAGCATGCGTAATCTGCCGTCCGGGGTCGTTCCTGCCGTTCGCCAGCCGCTGGCGGAGGATAAATCATTACTGCCATTTTTCAGCGACGAACGAGTGATTCGTGCTGCTGGTGGCGCTGGCGCATTGTCTGACTGGTTACTGCGCCATGTTAAATCCTGCCAGTGGCCACACGGCGATTATCACCACAGTGAAACCGTCATTCACCGTTATGGCGCTGGCGCGATGGTGTTGTGCTGGCACTGTGACAACCAGCTGCGTGACCAGACATCCGAATCACTCGGGCAACTTGCTCATCAAAACCTGTCAGCATGGATGATTGACGTCATACGCCATGCAATGAATGGCACGCAGGAGCGGGAATTGTCGCTGGCTGAATTATCCTGGTGGGCGGTCTGCAATCAGGTGGCGGACGCGCTTCCGGAGGCAGTATTACGTCGTTCTCTGGGGTTACGTGCGGAAAAAATCCGCTCGGTGTATCGCGAAAGCGACATCATACCGGGAGAGCAGACCGCCACCAGCATACTGAAGCAGCGCACAAAAAATATTGCGCCGCCGTCTCACGCCCGCCAGCAACAGAACCCACCACAGGAAAAGACGGTGGTATGCATCACCGTTGATCCGGAGTCTCCGGAATCTTTCATGAGGCGACCTAAACGTCGCCGTTGGGTAAATGAGAAATATACGCGCTGGGTGAAGACACAGCCGTGTGCGTGTTGTGGTCAGCCAGCCGACGATCCCCATCACCTGATTGGTCACGGTCAGGGAGGGATGGGAACAAAGGCCCACGATATTTTCACGCTACCGTTGTGCCGGGAACATCACAACGAACTTCATGCGGATCCGCTGGCGTTCGAAGAAAAGCATGGTTCTCAGATTGATTTAATTTTTCGTTTTCTTGATCACGCCTTTGCAACTGGCGTGCTTGGGTAAAAGAGGTGACTGATGCTCATAGATTTGGTTTTACCTTACCCGCCGACGGTGAACACTTACTGGCGACGCCGTGGCAGCACATATTTTATCTCGGAGGAGGGAAAGCGTTATCGCCGGGCTGTGGCGCTTATTGTTCGCCAGCAGCGGCTGAAATTAAGCCTGTCCGGAAGGCTGGTGATAAAGGTGATTGCAGAGCCACCGGATAAGCGTCGTCGCGACCTGGACAACATTCTGAAAGCACCGCTGGATGCGCTGACGCATGCGGGAGTGCTCATTGATGACGAGCAGTTTGATGAAATCAATATTGTACGTGGTCAGCCAGTATCTGGTGGACGGCTGGGTGTGAAGATTTACAAAATTGAGAGTGAGTGAGCGTAAATATGATATATCCGGAAATTACAGGCAAAAGCGGCGAACATTTACGCCTGAACACGCTGGAAGCAGTCTGGATCCAGGGGAAATTACGGATGTGGGGGCGGTGGTCGTATATCGGTGGGGGTAAATCCGGAAATATGTTTAACCGGTTACTGGTTTCGAAAAAGCTGACGAAAACAGCAGTTAATGAGGTTTTGCGCAGAATGAAGAAATCCGGGCTGGAAAAACCGGAACTTGAGGCATTTTTTCGGGATATGACAAGAGGAAAGCAGAAGAGCTGGTTGTCACATTGTACAGACACAGAGGCGTTGATTATTGATCGCGTTATCAGTAAGGTGCTTGGGGAATATCCTGGACTAATCAATGTTCTCCGGCAAAGGTACGAAGGACGGGGAATGAGCAAACTGAAAATGGCCGAAAGGTTAAATGCAGATCATCCTGATTGGTCGTTGGTTACGTGCAGACGCCGAATTGATCAATGGTTGGGGGTATCTGAATTTATGTTATATGCCCCCATGCGCATGGCTTTTGTTACAGAGAAAAATGTTGCAAACTGATCAATAAACTGCTTCAATCCGTATAAGCTTCGCAAAGCTGTATCGCGAGGCGAAACGCAAGTTTTTTTCGCAAAAGGAAGCCACCGGAAGGTGGTTTTTTTGTGTCCGCGATATACAGTAGCGCAATAAATTCGCTGGTGGTTATTAATACCGTTCTTTCAGCTTGCTGGCTTTTTCGACAAGAGTTATTGGTGTGTCACGTTAACCGGAAAAGGGAAAAAGACATGCTAAAACAGCAGGATATGACAGAAACCGCCAGAGTGGTGTTTAATGAATTAAGCGTTACCGAACCGGCGACAGTCGGGGAGATAGCGCAGAATACTTACCTTTCACGCGAACGCTGCCAGTTAATACTGACCCAGCTTGTTATGGCGGGTCTGGCAGACTATCAGTTCGGTTGTTACAGACGCCTTCAGTCCTGAAGGCTTTTTTATTTGTGGTAAATGGGCGGCTGGTGGGTGTTAGGGGCACTCACCAGCCATCTGCTCATGCGTCTGGATCACAAGCAAACCTCAGGCCCATTGCTTTGCGCAAAAGCAGAATGAGCCTATCAGAGACAAGCTTAATGATCCATGCTTAATACTGTAAAAATATCCAGTTGTGAGTTAGTCAACGCTGACTGCCTGGAATTTATCCGCTTGTTACCCGAAAATTCTGTTGACCTGATAGTCACGGACCCGCCGTACTTTAAAGTGAAGCCTGAGGGCTGGGATAACCAGTGGAAGGGCGACGATGATTACCTGAAGTGGCTGGACCAGTGTCTTGCGCAGTTCTGGCGGGTGCTGAAACCTGCCGGAAGTCTTTACCTGTTCTGTGGCCATCGCCTGGCATCTGATATCGAAATCATGATGCGTGAACGCTTCAGTGTGCTGAACCATATCATCTGGGCGAAGCCATCCGGACGCTGGAACGGGTGCAACAAGGAAAGTCTGCGGGCGTATTTTCCGGCAACAGAGCGCATTCTGTTCGCGGAACATTATCAGGGGCCGTATCGTCCGAAAGATGCCGGGTATGAGGCGAAGGGCAGGGCACTGAAACAGCATGTGATGGCTCCGCTGATTGCTTACTTTCGTGATGCGCGTGCTGCCCTGGGGATAACGGCAAAACAGATTGCTGATGCCACAGGAAAGAAAAACATGGTGTCGCACTGGTTCAGTGCCAGTCAGTGGCAGCTGCCGAACGAAAGCGATTATCTGAAATTACAGGCGCTGTTTGCCCGGGTGGCAGAAGAGAAGCATCAGCGCGGTGAACTGGAAAAGCCCCACCACCAGCTGCTGAAGACGTATACTTCACTGAACCGGCAGTATGTGGAACTGCAGAGTGAATATAAGCATCTGCGGCGGTATTTTGGCGTGACGGCGCAGGTGTCGTACACGGATGTGTGGACGCATAAACCGGTGCAGTACTATCCCGGGAAACATCCCTGTGAAAAACCGGCGGAGATGCTGCGGCAGATAATTTGTGCGAGCAGTCGTCCTGGTGACATGGTGGCGGATTTCTTCATGGGTTCTGGCTCAACCATAAAGGCGGCTATGGCGCTTGGGCGTCGTGCAATTGGTGTTGAGCTGGAGACCGGACGTTTTGAGCAGACAGTCAGGGAAGTTCAGGATTTAATCGTTTGAAACGGATGAGATTGCAGAATTAATTACGCACCATTATTATTCTGCTCCCGGCCCTTTAGCTCAGTGGTGAGAGCGAGCGACTCATAATCGCCAGGTCGCTGGTTCAAATCCAGCAAGGGCCACCATCACATACCGCCATTAGCTCATCAGGAAAGAGCGCCAGCTTTCGAAGCTGGTTGCGCGGAGTTCGGGCCCCCGAAGGCGGTCCATTATCGGTATTCAGCGTTGTTAGCTCAGCCGGACAGAGCAATTGCCTTCTAAGCAATCGGTCACTGGTTCGAATCCAGTACAACGCGCCACACCACACTTATCTGCCCTGACTCTCTTTTGCGGGCTTTTTATTACAGGAAAGACACCGGACAGTGAAATGTTAAATGCCTCACAATTCAGGCAGTTGATGATTGTCTGGTTGACGGAGAGTTGTTAAAAAAGTTTTGCATGGTGAATCCCCCTGTGCGGAGGGGCAATCAGCGAGTAGGTATATGGGATAATCGCGGATTCAGGTGCTGGTACTGAATTCACCGGGAGGCACCCGGCACCATGCAGTTATGCAATGTAAATGTTCACACAAGCAAATCCCCTCTCCGGAGGGGATTTTTTTATGCAAAAAAAGCCCGAGTGGGTTCGGGCAACAGCATGAGATACCTGCATTGTCATTTTTATCGTGTGGATTTTAACCAGGGTTTATAAGGCTGCGCAACTGCGCGGCCTTTTTCGTTTTGCGGGCTGCGGTTCTCCTCTTTTGATTCTCCGTGTAGCCGGACCGTGGCCCGCAACTGTTGAGGAAAATCCCGGAAAGGGGAGGAATAATGGCATTTAAACACTATGACGTGGTCAGGGCGGCGTCGCCGTCAGACCTTGCGGATGCGCTTGCTCAAAAAATTCGTTAAGGATGGCAGCCATACGGCGGGCCGTTTTCTTCGTATACGGATGATGGCGCAGCACTTATTCAGGCGATTGTCGCTGAAGGTGATGTGAGCACACCTGTTGTGGTAACCAGTGATGATGGTAAAGAGGTGGTTATCAGAACCACCATCGAACCGGAATATTACTATGTTGTCGTCCTTGCCGGTCAGTCCAATGGTATGGCTTTTGGCGAAGGGCTGCCGTTACCTGAAACCTATGACCGCCCTGAGCCGC